GGAAGGGTAGAAGTTCAAACAACTTCGGCAGGTGTTTTAATGCCTGATTTACAACTTATGATTCAATATCAAATAATACCTTAATGCGCTCAACATCCATTAACGGCTTGAAGATCATCAAGGCTTATGAGGGCTTAAGGTTATCGGCTTATCTCTGCCCTGCAAAGGTGGCAACGATTGGCTACGGAAGCACTCGCTATCCTGATGGGCGCAAGGTGTTGATGGGTGAGAAGTTGGTCAATGAGGCAATGGCAACGCAACTGCTTCTCGCTACTTTAGAGCCTTTTGAATCGGTTGTAAACAAGAGCCTACCAAACCTCAATCAATATCAATTCGATGCGTTGGTGAGCCTGTGCTACAATATTGGAGGCTCTGCATTTGGACGATCAACATTGGTCAAAAAGGCAAAGGCTAACCCGAATGATCCAAGCATCCTTGATGAGTTTATGCGCTGGAATAAAGCAGCAGGCAAAGTGCTGCAAGGGCTGACTACAAGACGAGCAGCAGAGGCGAAGTTATACTTCACACCTTGTAAAGTTTAATGAGTAATTAGCGGAACTTCATCTGCTGCATTTCGTAAATTGAACTATGGCAGCAAGGATTACTAAGTCAAAAAAGATATTCAACATCATCATCAAGCACTGGCGTTCAACCATCGGCTCGCTGATGATCTTAGTATCAATTTACTTACTGATCTTTAAGGTCATATCAACCGAAACAATGGCAGCGATAGTGGCTGCGTTGATTGCAGCAGGGTACATTCCAAAAGCTAAGAGCGATGAATCAGCAGACAGTTAGAGATACAGTGTATAAGGTAACGCACAGATCAATTAGCTTTGATACTTCGGTAACTACTGGATCAGTTGTTGATTCGGCTGTTGAGGTTGTTGCAGTTGTTGAAGTGCCAAAGATTGACTTGCCAATAATTGACAAGCCACAGCTAACGGCATTCGATACGATCCAACCTTGTGATGTATCTTTGATCAGCACAGTTAAAGCAGAGCCATTGACCTTTGTCGATGTAAGAAACAATCAAAAGAATGAGCCAATGCCTATGAATTTAGATATACCAATCAACGGTATCGTCCTTGCGTTTACGATGTTCATTACCGTTCAATATCTTATTTCAAGTCAAGGGGCTTGGAAGTCTTTGGTGGATAATATCCGCAAGGAGATGGCATAGATGATTCATTTGCCGTAAATTTGCAGTATGGCATCTCTGCACATTCTTGAATCTTCAATAGATTTATTCTACATTATAGCTGATTCTCAGGGGTTAATACTCACGAGCAATGACCTATTCAAAGAATATAGCAGCCACGTAAAGCCGAAGAATATTCTTGACATCGCATCCAATGACAGCGATAGGGATGATTTCTTGGCAACAATTAACAGATCCAAACAAAAGCCACCTGATCCTCAACGGGTGTATGTTCGTTCTAAGCAGAAGATCGGCTCGGAGCGTTACAATATGTGGAATGTTTACTACATCTTAGATTCACTTCACTTTATCGGCATCCCTTGCGTTGATGTTACCAGCATCACTGCGCACGAACACGAAAGGCAGAAGGTGCTGATTGAGGAATTTCGCTTTATGATATCGCACGAACTACGCCAGCCATTGACTTCCATCGGTGGCTTGGTCGATATGCTAATGGAGCATAAGGAAGCAACGGAATCAGAACGATCAGCGATAATGGAGATGATTGCCGACAGTGTCAAACGATTGGACGAATCAATAAGGTTGCTTGTCAAGAAGTTGACTCGCCAAATTTAACTACATTTGGGGATGCTTGAATCGGTTAATACTTTGCCTCTAAGTGATCAGGAATGTGATGATAGACTTGTAAAGGTGTTAGCCAGTTATGTAAGGGAAAAGGAGATGCCGTTCTATGTTGTAGTCAATATCCTAAATGACAACCTTCGGGATAAGTCAAATAGTTTTATGCGATTAAATCAAATCATTCAACTCCTGCACAATGAAGCCATCTAATACTCACCTGATCGTATCGCTTTCCATTATTACAGTTTTAATGCTGATGCTGGGGCGCAGTTGTGCCACCATCAAAGAACTAAAGGGCGATAAGCAATACTTGATCGAAGAGAATCAAATCTTCACCAAAAGGATCACCGATGACTCCCTGATCATCTTCACTCAGGCTTTGCAGATCAATCAATCTGAGCGAGCCATTGATGCGCTGAAGGAGAAGATGGAGATGGCAGAAGTCAGCCAAGCCATTGAATACAAGACTAAGACTGTCTATAAAACTGAGTTCAAGGTGGGCGAGGTGGTGTATGTTGATAGCTTTCCGCATCTTAAACTTCCAAGAACCTTTCACAAGATCGAAAGATGGTTAGAGATAGGAGGGCGAATTAACCGCTTAGGCTTCATTCAGATCGATTCTTTAATCATTCCTGCATCTTATACTGTCGCTATCGGAGATACGCTGCGAGAGGGCTTTATTTCAAAGATTCTTAAAAGAACAGATCCCGTTGTGCGGATTGGGGTGGATAACCCAAACATCAACTTGACGGGAATGCGTAATGTAGTTATTCGGCAAGACAAAAAGTGGTATCAAACCACAGCGGCCAAGATCGGAATCGGAGCATTGCTCGGAATTACGGCAGTGAAATTGGCAACCCCATAAAAATAGATTGAAATTAATTGAATTGATTATCAGCGAGTTATGTAAATTAACGCTGGTAGTTTGTTATTTTGTTTGATTCTCATTGCAGAATCAAAATAAGGTTCTACATTTGTCAAACCAAAACGAACAATTCAAACCAATTCAAGCGATGATCTCAATCACAAACTCAACAGGAAGCAAAGCAGTAAACATCTCAACAGATGCAGATGGATATGTAAGAGCAATGTATGTTCAAATCTACAAAGGAGATCAACAAGTATTAGAAGCCAAGTCGTTCTCAACTATTAAGAGAGCAGAAAAATGGGCTAAGTCAATTCTTAACTAACAATCAATCGGGCGGCTAACTACCGCCCATATTTTCCCACCCTTAACAACTTAAAAACAATGACAGCAAAAACACTATTTCGCAACATCGAATCTACCGAGTTCTTTCACTACGATCACCTCGCAGGAATGCTCACAATCGTAATCAATGACGGATGCAGAAAAGGTCTAATGACCAGATGCGACAGCAACGCATCAGCACTTCCAAGACAATTCCACAAGGAACTTACCTATGGCGTGCCTGCCGATTTAAGGCTCTTTGAATCTTGCTCCATCGAGGAGTATCACCAAGCCTACTGTGCAGCAGTTGACACTATGCACGAATCAGTAATAGAATCTTTACAAGCGTAATCTTTAACCCTTTAATATTTCAGAAATGAAAGCACCAATTAACAGCGGATCATCCGCATCAAAACAACTTGCACCCGAAGGCACTCACATCGGGCGATGCTATCAGATCATCGACAAAGGCACGACCTTCGATGAGAAGTGGCAGAACCGCAAGCGCAAGATCCAATTTATGTTTGAACTGCCGATGGAGTTGGCAGTGTTCAATGAGGAGAAGGGCGAGCAGCCATTCTATGTAAAGACAGTATTCAACCTCAGTATGGGCGAGAAGTCATCACTGCGTAAGTTCATTGAATCTTGGTTCGGCAAGAAGATGACCGACAAGCAAGCAGCCGACTTCGACATCTTCAATCTTATCTCACTTCCTTGTATGCTTAACATCGTACACAATGGAAAGGAGGATCGCACCTATGCAAACATTATGAGCATCGCACCGATGCCGAAAGGAATGCAATGCCCTCGAGCGATCAATAATGCAATATGTTACGACACCACCGAACACGATGATATAGTGTTCTCATTGCTGCCTGACTTTATGCAGGAGGACATCAAGAAGTCAGACGAGTGGTTGCAGCGCATCAGTCAGGAATCGACCAAGTGGAAACAGCCACAACAGGCTTCACCGTTTGATGATGGCGCAGATGATCTCGATGATCTATTCAACACCTCTAAAGAGAAATTCCCTTTTTAACTTAAACAAAAAATCGGCAGGGCGAACGAACTCCCTGCCGATATCTAACCTAAAAAAATGAACAGCATCGCAAAGATAAGCATTCCCGTTGAGAAGATTTACCAATCGATAAACTCAACCGAGATATTAAACGTACAGGCACTGATTGAGCGCAACAGCGTGGCAGGAGAAGCCAACAGCGTTAAGAACGTGAGCGAGTATAACAGTATGGCATCAGCCATCAAGCAAGTGAATGATGCCATCAAGATTGTGGAGGCAGCACGTAAGGAAATCACTGCGCCAGTTGATCACTTCAAGAAGGAATTGATTAGCCTTGAAAAGCAAACGACAGAACCATTGGCAGAGTTCATTACATCAGCTAAAGCCAAGATGTTGGAATATCATCAGCAAGTGGAATTGGAGCATAAGCAGGCGCAGGAAAAGATCATTCAGGAATCAATGTCCCTAAAGAGCCACTTCAAGGAAATGGATGCTCTGGCTAATATGGTGGATGATCTGTATGTATCATCAGTCGATATGCCAAAGACTAAGAATATCAGAACGGTCTATAAGGCAGAAGTTGATGGCGATGTTGATTGGCTAAAGATCATCAATGTCTTATTCGCCACCAATCACTTGCGCCAAGAGGATCTTCTCAGGCACTTACCGAAGGCGATGGAGATGGTAGGATTGAAGCACATCGCAGGGATCAATGTAGTAGCAATTAAAACTCAAACAGTTTAATATCTTAAAAAATGACAGCAAATTTAAACAGCGAGTTCGATGATCGCTACGATTGGACACCACTAAAGCACGATCAATTAGTGGAATTTATTGAAACAAGAAGATTGACAACGGGGCTTAGCAAAGAAAAGCTATCAACTCAGGCTGGTTACTCTAATAGTTTGTTTAGCAATTTATCAAACAGGCTTCAAAGATTTAGCAAGGAATCATTCGCTGCATTAGCTAAAACCGTAATTTCTAAAATGGCACAACTTCAAATTGATCTTGATAAGCAACAGACCGAAAAGATCGAAGCACCAGTTAAGATCGAAAAGCCGATCTACGGAGTGATGAGCATCGAGCAGATGATCACCAAGATCAAGGCAGCAGGCTATAAGGTGATGAGAAGAACAGAAGGGTGGGAGGAGATCTGATGACACGAGAAGAATTTATTAACTATCCTGCAATCTCAGCCAGCCGAATCAAGCGATTCTATACAGGCGATATTAGCTATGCAAAGAATGCCCTCGACAAGGGGGCAAACTTTCACTTCGATCTTTTAGAAACCGAAGTTGATCAGATGAATGGTGCTGCAAAGAATGTCTACGATGCCTTTCAGGAAGTGCCACTGTTGGCAACGATGTTTGAAGAGTCGATTAAGGAGCAAGTGGTGGTTGCTGATGTGGTTATCGGAGGAAAGACCGTTCAAGGCAAGTGTGCCATCGATATGAACTGGGATCAGCAGAAGATCCTTGCTGACATCAAGACCACATCAGCCAAGAGCATTGAGGCATTTGCTGCCGATATGATTAAGCACGCTAACCACATACAAGCGGTTTGGTATTCGATCCTGATGGGGACAGATCCTAAGTGCTTCTACTACATTGGCGTTACTCCAAAGGTCAAGAAGTCGGGCAAGTTTGCTGACTTGTTTTTATACCGCCACAATCAGGATGAGATCGACAGTGCAAAGGAGTTGATCATTAACTTCATCGAGCAGTTCGATGGTGATTATTCCAAACGATGAGAGCCAAGCACTGTGATGCGGTTGTTAGCTTTGTGTTGACTCACTATGCCAATATGCCCACTAAGGACATCGCTAACGCATTAGGATTGACTTGCTGTGCTGTTTATCAGATCGCCAACTTACGAGGCGTTAAAAAGGATCTTAAGTATAAGCGAGATACTTACGGCAATCGACTGATGCAGGCAGGCATCCCGACAAGATTTAAGGCAGGGCAACGGGCGTGGAATAAAGGACTTAAAAAGGCAACCAAATGAAACTACGTAAGAGGCGAGAGTCCGACATCTACATCAGCATTTCTAAGTTGATGGCACTGCAACATCCTAACATCGTTTATCGGTTCGACTTTGCAGCAGGAATGAAGATGACCATAGGGCAGGGCAGGCTGCACAAATCAATGAATGGCTTTGTTGGCTATCCTGATTTATTCATTGCCTATCCGAACGGCAAGTATGCAGGGCTGTACTTAGAGATCAAGTTGGAAGGTAAGAAGGTGTTTAAGAAGGATGGCAGCCTGCTGATGGATGAACACCTTGAACGGCAGCAGAAGATCCTGAATATGCTATCCGCTGCTGGCTACTATGCGACCTTCGCAATCGGAATACACGAGAGTTTAATGATCATTGACAAGTACATAAAAAACGAACTATGAAAAAACTAATTTACATTTTGATCCCATTGGCAATGGCAAGTTGCACCAAGTGCTACGAGTGCCGAGTTAATACCACCACCACAGGCTTCGGCACAAGCCAATCATCGATGACCAGAATCGAAAAGTGCGATATGACCAAGCGAGATGTTAAAGCATTCAAGCGAGGGATGGAAGGCACAACCACAGTCAAGCAGAATGGCAAAGATGTTACCGTAAAAACAACGGTTAGTTGCTATTAATTTTTTATCTTTGTAATCGTTCAGAGGTAGTAGCCTGAATTGAAAAGAAATTTATCGCCCTTTACGGGCTGCGAGGAAAGACAGTTGATTCTGTTGATCCGCTACTACCGCAGCTTGTAAGGGGTTTTTTGTATTTACAATGAAGGAATCAATGGTAATTTATAGGTCGTTTTACGAAGCATTAAAAGACCTACCCAAGCTAACTCGTTTAGAAGTATGGGATGCAATATGCGAACTTGGGTTGAATGGAGTAGATGTTGAATTGTCAGGATTAAGCAAAACAATATTCACACTCATAAAGCCTCAGATAGATGCAAACAATAGGAGAGCATTGGCAGGAATAGAGAATGGGCATAAGGGAGGAGAGTTTGGTAAACTTGGAGGTAGACCACCAAAAGACAAGCAAGCAAATAACCCCCAAGATAACCCCCAAGATAACCCACTTGAAACCCCCAAAGAACCCTCTAATGTAAATGCTAATGCTAATGAGAATTATAATGGGAATGGAAATCATAATGGTAATTATACATTAACCGATTCTATCGAATCGAACCCCGTAACGATCCAACCTCATTCAATCCAACTATACACCCCTACCCTTGAAAAGAAAAAAGTTCCGCAAAAAAAGAAAGACCACCGCTTCGCAGATTCGATCTATGCCGATGATCCTGATCTATTTATTGAGCATTGGAATCAAACCGAAACAGCAAGAACTCATCCAGACACCGATCCTCTAAAAGTTTATACAACCTTAAAAACATCATCAGATGCCTCCTCAAAATACACATACGCAAATTGGATCAGCGCAGCCCAAAATTGGGTTAAGCGAAATCCTGCCGAATACAAGCGAACTTATACCACAGCCAACGGTCATCAACTCCATCACAACGACCAAGCCATCCTCGACAGAGTTGAGAGGCTTACCCGAAATACTTTCGGAGGCTAACCGAATGGGAATAGAAGCGCAGCCTCATCAAGTGGCGATGCTTCAATACCACAGAGATTTTCCGATCAAAAAGATGGAGGCGCAGTTGGCGAGGCGGAAGTTTTACGAGGTGCTGACTGTTATCATCCAAGTCTATTTTGGTGCTGACAAGAACACTCCAGACTCAGTATTCAGCGAGTGTTATGATCGAATGATTAAAGACTACGGCAACATCAGCATTGAGGAGGTCAGAGAGGCGCACGCAGAATCATCTAAGAACGCACTCAAAGCATTTGGTGGGATGTACACCGTCAATATGTTTAGCGAGATAATGTATGCTTGGAAACAGAAGCGCAGCAAGATCCTTGCTGCCATCGACAACATCGACAAAGTTAACGAGGTAGATGAGGCTGCGGAATTGGAAAGCAAGAAGCAGCAATTCACTCAGTACTGCAAAGATTGGCTCACCAATGAACTAAAGATCAAATCGATTAAGCAATGGAGTGAGTTATCGCTTGGCATCTGCCAAGAGTTGATCGACTCTGGCACTGTTAAGGGCAATCGTCCTGATCTTTGGAAGCAGTCAGCAGATTTAACCTTGAAGCAGTATGAGCAGGATCGCAGCAAGGCATCAGCAGAGAAAGACTTTGCCACGCTGAAGAAGATGAATGCAGCAGTTGAGGCGATTATGGCAGGCATAGTGCCACAAGATGCGTTATCTAAGCGAAAAGGGATCTACACAAGGTTGTTGGTATTTGACTACCTTACATCGAATGAATGACACTCCAACAGAATCTCAAAAGAAATTTATTGAAATGCTCCAGACATTAACCGATGAAGAACTGATCTATCACTTCCCAAAACTTGCAGCCAGCAAAGATCGGGAGGGGATCATCAAGGCTTTGGTGTTTGGCGTTAAAAAAAATAAAAATTGAAATGCAACAAGAACTATTTACCAATTACATAGACTATTCAAATCAGAAAGTTTTAATAGGTCTTTCGGGAGGAATCAACTCAATGGCTGTATTATGCTGTCTTGCTTTATACCCAGAACAACTTAAGCCTAAAGAACTGCATTTGTTCTACGCTCACTTTTACGAACATTCACCCGACACATTGCCTTTCGTGATTGCTGGTGTTGCCTATGCTGAAACAAAGTTTTCGAATGTGATTTACTCACAAACCAATAACAGCGTTTTAGAATTTTTCAGAGAGCAAAAGATGATACCTCACCCAATCATTGCACCTTGCACAAGGATATTGAAGATTGAGCCAATGATGAAGTATGCTAAAGAAAACGGGATCGATGTTGACTTGGTTGGATATGTGAAAGAAGAATCAAGAAGGATTAGGAATATGCACAAAAAGAATCCTGAAACCAAAACAACAAAGGCTTTCCCGATTTCAAACAAGGAAAATGAATGGTGTTTTCAGATTGTTAAAAAAGAAATAGGTTGGTATCCTAAAATTTACGACATCAAAAACAGCGATGGAAGCAGAACCTTTCCTCACAACAACTGCCTGCCTTGTAAGAATATGCAAAGCAGTGATTTCGATAAAGTAAAAAAACACTTCCCAGATTATTGGCAAAAAGCGATTGAGTTAAGCAATGAATTGGAAAAGCATTGGGGCAGGGATAAGACTGAATTTTATACAAAGTTTGGCAGGGATTCACTCGGAACTGATACACAACCTTGCGAAGTTTGTGCATTTGATTAACCCTAAACATATCAAAATATTCTCAACCCACTTGCAATACACAATCAAATAATCACTATCTTTGTGCAATGGAAGTCAGTAAAAAAGCAAGGGGTGGTTACAGGGCGAATGCAGGCACGAAGTCTAAGTATGGAGAGCAGACTGAGAACATCACATTTAGAGTGCCTGCCAGCCATAAGCAAGCCATCAGGGAGATAGTGAAGAAATACCTAATGAACGTAATAGAACAGCAGCACAATGACAAAGTTAATGACAATACCTTGCGCCATCGAATCGGTGGCAACGAGGCGAGATAAGACCATCAAGATTAGCATCGGCACTCAGGAACTTTCCCCAGAGCAAATGACCGAACTTATGAATCATTGGATGGGCGGTGTAGGAGTGATGGCATTCAAGGGCGAGCAGTTCAACTACAACGATGAGCAGCTACTTGAAGCAATGAAGATAGATGCAGCTGAGATGGGCAGCAAGACACCGAGCCAAAGATTAAGGGCAGCCTTGTACGTGCTGTTTGAAGCGAACAAGGAAGGACACTCAGATTTCAACAGTTACTATTCGGCAATGATGGAGCGATTTATCGACACCGTTAAGAAGCGCATCGACACCTATTCACAATTCTAACAAAATGAAACAGTTAAACAGCAACCAACTTAATCTACTGCTCACCGATGACGAGATGAGCAAACTAAAAGAGATCGGATATAATGGCAAGGATTGCCTACGAGCATTTCTGCGTGAGGAGTTTGATCTTGAATTTACGACAGAGCCATACTTGGGCAACAGCACTCTGCTCAATGGCATCTTCATAAGGGAGGGCGAAGTAGTATCAGACAACACTTGGCTACCGAAGGATGAAGCATACGGGGCAGACACGCCAGAGGAGGCATTTATGATGAGCATAACGGCAGTAATTGAATACTGCATCGACTTGTATAACCAGAGCAACGTGATGGCATTTAGATCAGTTAAATATCTTGTTTGAAGATGACAATCAGAATCAGAGCAGGCATCTTCGTTGATGCAGAGATGGAGGGCAACTACTTCTACTTTGGCTATCTTAGCCGAGCGAGTTGGGAGTACGATGTAGCGGTGGCGATAGCAGCCAATGATCTTCAAATGTTTATAAACACAAACAAGATGATCCTTGCAACCGACCAGCCTCAATATAACTTCGGCATCTTGATCAATGCAGAAGATCGGGATGGTAACCAGATTTACACGACAAAGGCATACATCGAAGGCAAATTAAGATCTCTGGTCATCTATCCATCACAGTACAAGAAGATGGTTGACATCGGGCAAAACATCAACAAGCTAAGAGAATCAGAGTTTGTCGATTCTTTAATATCTTTGTAGGTCAATAACAATAAAACTATGCCATTATTTCAGGGAGATACAGAGCAGATAATTCAGATGAACATCCGCAAGCTAATAAGCGAAGGCTACAATCAAGATCAAGCAGTTGCCATCGCCTATGCGGAAGCAGACAAGTATCGCAAAGCACGAGTAAAATGATGAAAACCAAAATTGTTAAGATAAGTGATGTAAAGATCAATCCAAACAATCCGCGATTGATCAAGGATGATAAGTTTGCCAAGTTGGTTCAGTCGATCAAAGACTTGCCTCAGATGCTTGACATTCGCCCAATCGTAGTAAACAGTGATATGGTAGTGCTTGGTGGCAATATGCGACTAAAGGCTTGTAAAGAGGCAGGATTGAAGCAAGTGCCGATCATTATAGCAGATAACCTAACCGAAGATCAGCAGCGTGAGTTTTTGATTAAAGATAATGTAAGCGGTGGAGAGTGGGATTGGCAAATAATCGCTAATGATTGGGATCCTCAACAATTAAATGAATGGGGATTAAATGTTCCTACTTTTGAAACGCAAGATTATTCAGATAGAAATGAAGAAATTGATATTGATTCTTTAGATTCTGAAATGATTATTAAGCTTAAATACACAGAGGAGGAGTATAACTTAGTGCGTGAACAATTAAGCAAAATTGCATTAACTCCTGAGCAAGCAGTTTGGAAATTATTGGGCAATGAATAAACATAGGTTTCCTTATAAGTGGTATTTAAAAAATGGCTATCCACAAAGCAATGGATTAAAAGTATTTGGTACTTTTATTTGTGGAGGTGGTTCAACTATGGGATATAAGTTAGCCGGCTTTGAACATTTAGGCGGTGTTGAAATTGATCCACCAATTGCAGATGTTTATCAAGCAAATCACAATCCTAAATATTTATTTGTAGAGGACATTCGAGATTTTGCAAATAGGTTAGACTTTCCTGAAGATTTATATAACCTAGATATTTTAGATGGATCTCCTCCTTGCAGTTCATTTAGTATGGCAGGCAATAGAGAAAAAGACTGGGGCAAAACTAAAGTTTTTCGTGAAGGTCAGGCAGAGCAAAGGCTTGATGATTTATTTTTTGATTATATCCGATTAGCTAAAAAATTACAGCCTAAAGTTGTAATTGCTGAAAACGTTAAAGGATTAATACAAGGCAATGCAAAAGCATACGTTCACAGGATAAAAAAAGAATTTGAAGCAGCCGGGTATAAGGTGCAATTATTTTTACTTAATGCTGCATCTATGGGAGTTCCTCAAAAAAGAGAAAGAGTATTTTTTATTTGTCAAAGGAATGATTTAAACTTTAAGCCTTTAAGCTTATTTTTTAATGAAAATGCCATTCATTTTAAAGAAATTGAAGTAGATGAATCAAGAAAAAACGCAACAGGTGAAATACTAAAATATTTGATTTTAACAAAAGAAGGCAAAAGTTTAGCAAGCGTACATCCTAAAGGCAACTTTTTTACTTCAATACGAATAAGTAAAAATGATGTAATAAACACGATTGCAAGTGGAAGCAATTTGTTTCATTATGAAAGAAATCAATATTTAAACAATACAGAGCTTAAATTAGCTGGAAGTTATCCAATAGATTACAACTTTAAAAAAATTGATCCACAGTATTTAATTGGTATGTCTGTGCCGCCTGTAATGACTGCACAAATAGCAACTGAAATTGCAAAACAATGGTTTAAGATTACAGCAGAATAACAGCACAATGGCAGCTAAAGACATAGAGAAGCATAAGTTCAAGAAAGGACAAACGGGCAACCCTAACGGCAGACCTCGTAAGCTACCTGAATTGGATAAGCTACTTGCCGATGTATTAGGCGAGGAGAAGGACGGCATTACGGCAGGAGAGGCAATCTTGAAAGCACTAAGGGCAAAAGCTACTAAGGGCGATGTTCGTGCTGCTGAAGTGCTGCTTGATCGGGCATACGGCAAGGCGAAGCAGACCACAGAAACAAACATCACAACCACCGAGCCATTGGTGATCATCCGTACAGAGCGAAGCAGTGAATGAGTTACCGCCTAACCGAAACGCAGACAGTAGCCTTTGATCAAGCCATCAATGGTGAGTACAGAGTTATTGTGTTCGGGGGCGGTATACGTGGTGGAAAAACTTATTGGCTACTGCTCACGCTTGCCAACCTTGCCCTAACCTATTCAGGCTCTCGATGGGTGATCATCCGCAAGAGTTTGGCTGACTTAAAGCGAACCACATTCGTAAGTTTTACAGGGCTACTCAGTGATGGGCTTGACCAGAAGATCAAGTCTTGGAATAGGGACACAAACGTAGTAACATTCAACAACGGCAGCGAGTTGATTTTTATGGCTGAGAGTTATGACGATGACAAAGAACTCAATCGATTCAGGGGCTTGGAGGTTAACGGTGCAGGGCTGGATGAGGTCAATGAATTGCAAGAGCCAACCTTCTACAAGGTGCAGGAAAGGATCGGCAGTTGGAATAAGGCACAGGGCAAGCCTCCCATCGTTTGCTTGGCTACTTGCAACCCTTCCAATAATTGGGTTAAAACAATCATTTACGAGAAGTACCGCAGCAACACCTTGCCAGACCGATGGAGTTACATCCCATCAAAGATCACTGACAACCCCTACATCCCGATTGAATACCTTGAATCATTAAAGGAACTACCTCCGATCCAATACCAAAGATTCGTTGAGGGCGATTGGGACATTGCCGATGATGTTGCTAACCCGTTCTTGTATGAGTGGAACGATGATAGGCACATAGACGATAGCATCCAACTAAATCCAAACTTGCCAGTGTTCGTCTCAGTCGATTTTAACATTAACCCTCTTTGTGCTTTGGTTATCCAGCAAGTGGGCAGGGGTGCGATAGTGGTGGATGAGATCAAGATCGACAAGGGCAGCGTTGATGCGTTCTGCGATGCAGTAGAAGCACTCAGTGTGCCGATGGGCTTAATCAGGATCACAGGCGATGCAATGGGCAAAGGTGGCACAGTGCAGCAAAGAGATAACTCATCAGCCTATACTCAGATCAAGCGGAGGTTGAGGTTATCAGATTCTCAGTTTATGATCCCTGCTAATCCAACCCACTACAACAGCAGGATCGACTGCAACGCAGCACTAAGAAGATTGGATATTCGTGCCAACTCCAAGCGATGCAAGGGCTTTGTATTCGATGCCAAGCAAGTGCAATGCGATGCCAATGGAGGGATCATAAAGAGCAACCGAAAAAACATCGCAGAACGTGCCGACTTTTTAGATTGTTTCCGTTACTTTGTAAACGCAATCTTAAAACGATACCTATGAGTGTTTGCTCAAATTGCTTTGATTCTGGAATAATCGTAGACTACTGTAACGAGGGCATCACCTTCGGGGTAGTGCCTGCCGATGCTACTTATGTGGTAGACATCAAGCACAATGCAACGGGCAAGATTCAGACCTTCTATGGCAGCGAATCAGATGTTGATGGAATGCTTACGATTATCGGAGCGAAGATCGATCCACTGCAAGGTTATACGATCAGCCTGAGAGGTTGTGAAGTATTCACCATCTGCGAGGTAGAATATAGCTGCATCACCTTCTCGGTAGTGAATAGCAATGCCGATGCTGAAGATGTTGGAGTTATTAACTTAATCGACTGCATCGAATGTTAAAGAAAATCAAGATGATCCTTAACGGCTGGATGCTGTGGTGCTTCGACAGCAAAGCAAGCAGAAAGCTATCAGAGAAGCGGATGAAGGAGTGCGTGGTTTGCCCGTATCATCAGAAGCTAACAAACACTTGCAAAGAGTGCGGATGCTTCCTGCCTGCCAAGACAAGAGTACCTGATGCCGAATGTCCAGTGCTAAGGTGGTAGATGATATGACGGGCTTCATCATCGTTCAGGCTTATTTTCATAATAACGAGATCGATGAGGTTCTGCGTGTCAATGGCAAGTTAGCCGATACGATTGTGAATGTTGACTTTATCAGCCATTGCTTTCAGGAGGAGGATGAGTCAGGAGCGATCTTGATTCTAAAAGACAATTCAGAGATTAAAACAAATAATACACTTGATGAGATTATTCAAAGGATCAGGAGATCGACTGCGATCAATATTTTTGCGCAGTAACAATAACAAGTCAACATACAACTTAGTTGAGGTATTTACTAAAGGGCAGCACACCTACTACCGATTCCCCAAAGAAGTAAATATGCCATTGGAAAGGTTCGCAATGTCGATGAGCCTGATGGAAAGGTTGAGCAGTGGATTAAGTGGTGGCGAGATGGATAAGATCCTCAACGAAATGGAAAAGGCATTATCTGCTGGCTTGGCTAACCCTAAGACGGCAGCATTGATGGGAGCATACATTCACGTAATCAGAGAACGGCAGAACACTGTGATCCATCGGGATCTATTGTTAAACATCGCAGCGACTTGGATCATCAGATCTGACGAGAACCCTGCCGAGATTAACCCTGACATCCATCAACAAAAACTAACCTTGTTTGAGGAATTGAGCAATGGAGGGGCGCACGATTTTTTTTACAATCTGGGTATCGAGCCGCTGATGCCCTTATTCAATATTTCAGCGGACGAATTTCAAACGCTTTGGGAGTACAACACGCACGAAGTTCGCAAACTACAAGAGGCGTTACGCCAACTGAGTTCTCACCGCAAAGCAGGGCTAAGAGAACAACCGACATCTTCAGAGAGCAAGTGATGGCATTGGCAGGGGGATCAATCTCCGAGTTCAATGAGTTAATGAGATCGGATGTGTTAACTTATTTGCTTAAATTTGAGGCTCAAATAAAGGCTCAAAACAATGGCAGCAGCAGAAGTTGAAATTATCTACAAGGCTCAAGCAACGAGCCTAAAAGATACGGTTAACGAAGTAAACAAGGCTAATGATGCCGTTGTTGTATCAGCGCAGGAGAGTTCAAAGAAGGTAGCCGATACTTACAAGAGTGCAGGCAAAAGCATTGCAGCAGCATTCTCAGGCACTGAAGTTAAGAAAGCACTTGCCGATCAGAACAAAGCATTCGATGATCTCAATAAGAAAGGTGTACCATTAACAAGAGTATTGCGTGGATTGCGTAATGACCTCAACGCACTTGAAGAAGCAGGCAAGGGCGGAACGGCTGAGTTTAAGAAGTTGATTCTGGAAGCAGCAAGGCTTGAAGATCAGATCGGAGATACAAGGGCAAGAGTATCGAACCTCGCATCAGATACATTCAAATTCGATGCAGCAGTACAAGCCACGCAAGGTCTTGCTGCTGGATTTGAGATAGCACAAGGGGCAGCAGCATTGTTCGGCAGTGAATCAGAAGAGTTACAAAAGAACCTACTTAAAGTTCAGGCAGCCACAGCCATTGCCAATGGTGTGCAGCAGATCTCAAA